ATGTTTTCTGCTTCAGCTTTAGAGAATATAGCAGGAATACTTGCTAAGCCAAGAGCAATACTAATGCCACCCAAACCTTTATAATTTATGTTAAATTTACCTAATTTTTCTTTTAAAGTTTTAGTGATATCTTCATCTCCATCGACAGATGGTGACACATCTTGAGTTTTTGTAGTTTTCCCTTTAGTTTCAAGAACTGGCTCAAACGATTTACCAGTTGTTTGCATGGGAATGTTTTGAATCTGCACGTCATTAGGTGAAACAAACTTTATATTTTTAGTTTTGTCTGGTGTATTGTCTCCAAATATAAGTTCACTTGGATCTCTTATCATTCCCTTTTTATAATTTTCTTTTGCTTCGTCACTTCTTAAAGTAAAAAACCCCCAGTTAGTCATACTTACTTTTTCTAAATCAGCTAAAGCACTTGATTTGTACTGTCCGGGTCTACCCATATATATTTCTTGAGATCCAACATTTTCTGGAACATCTCTGTTAGTCAGCATGGCGATATTAACTTTATTGTCTATCGCTAGTCCTGCAACATTTAAATATAAGTTTCTTAATTGTTTTGATTTTAAAGATGTTTTTGTAGGTTTTGTACCTTCATCAGTGTACTCAACAATTATGCCATTAGGTGATGTTAGATCTAAAACTCTATTTACGTCTTTTGTTAAATCCAAAGGTCTTGGTTTATTTGATTTTTTGTCAGTTACTTGAAAGTAATTATCTAATTTTATGTCATCACCAATAACTTTAGAGTTGTAATCACTTTGATCTTGTAATATTGTTATGGCTCGTTTAGATAATGGTGCGTTGTAAGGTTGCACGTTTGGTACTTGTCCTCCAGACTGTCTCTTAACACCTTTAGTTCCTGCAGGTATGAGTAGTCCGGGTCTTTTTTCAAATCCCATCAATTCAGCTTCTTCACCAAATAAACTAGGTTGAAAATGAACTGTTCTTATTTCTGTTGTTAGTCCGGGTCTGCTTCCATTTTCTAAATTAAATAAAATTGCGTTTGCTATTGGTTTATCTTCTGGGAATTGTGCAACATGTTTTTCTAAATTTTCTATTAGCTCCCCTATTTTATTAACGTCAAATCCAAACCTAGCAGTATATAATCCACCACGAGTTTTTAATTTTTTTACCCCCACAGTTATAGGGCCGTAATTCTCTAACAATGAGGGTAGCTTTTCATTTTTAGCTATGACCTGTAGTCTTTTAAAGATATTTTGTTCTATAACTCTAAATTTAGATTGTAAGGTGGCTGCTGATTTTAATTGGGCATTTTGTATATCTGCCATTATACTTCCAGTATCACTGGATACAGGCACTGCCCCAAATAGAGTAAGTGCAGGTTGGTTTAGATAAGGCTTTGCGACAGGGTTGTTTCTTATAAGATTACCCCAGTTCTTATTTTTTCTGCCACCCTTTACACTTTCTGTTTCGTATAAAGTCAGAAACTCGTCAAGAGTCATGGTTCGTGGATCATACGTACCTTCTAACTCAAAAGCTTGTGTTCCTTTTGCCATTTACTTAATACCCAAATGTTTGGTCTTGCATCTGATAGACTTGATTCTTAATACCACCAAGCGTTTTATGAATCGACACATATCCTGTCATCCTTGTCATTAACATATATCGCAGTGCATCGTATGCGTGATCTTCTGCCTTTGTGTCCACATCCTCTGCATTTGTTTTGCTAAGAGGTATACCTGAAAGTTGTTTTATGAGGTTGACACAATTCGGAAATATTCTTAATCTAGGTTCGTCTGTTCGTGGATCATCTGCAAGCCTACGATGTATTTCCATTTTACCTTGCAGTCTGTTTCTGTCTGATGGCATCCAACGGACACCACATCTCATCATTGTTTCTGCTATTGATGGGCCGAACCCTGTCTTGTTCCAACACGATGAGTCAAGCACTGTATAGTGTGGTGTCGGATCTTCTTGTTCTACTTGTAGTATTCTATCTGCCAACTGCTCTGCTGTCAACTGTTTTACGTACAGTTCACGATAAACCCATATATTGTTATCCCAGTCAATAGCACCCCACAGGACACAAGAAGGACTCGCATACCCATAGTCAGCGGCACGTATTCTGGGGAAATTCGGTGGAAGCTCGAAACTCGGTGTAACATGTTTACTCCTACTAAATTCAGGGAAGGCTGCACCCTCTGTCACTTCCCAGTCACCCTCAAGAAGTCGCTTACGCTCGACTTCAGGTAGTGATCTTAACATCGCTTCGTATTGTCCATCAGCCAACAAGTATGGATTGTCGGTCAAACGTGCAGGGATGAACCTACGATAAAAAAGCGGCTCGCCTTCCTTTTCGTGACCTTTGGGCCACAAGAAAGGTCTGCCTGTTTCAATGTCTACTGCAGGAAAAGTTGAGTTGTGTTCAGATGGATCGATGTACATCTTCTTGACCCACCAACCTCCGACTCCTCCGGGGTTTGCTGTACAACGCATATACAGATGACTTTGCAGTTCAGGATCAGTTGCTCTTAGTCGTGAACGGAGATAATCCCAAACGTAAGGCGAGGGATATTGGGTTATCTCATCAATGCCTATCCAGTTAAACGACTGACCCTGAAATCGTGTTACGTCTTTGTCTTTGTCAAGATACGTAAACCAAATTGTTGCACCTGACGGAAAGTGCCACGTTGACTTTGACTCCCTGAACTTTGCACCGGGGAAAGCTTTAGGGTATAGCTGACGTGACTTGTCAATAAGTTCTGTTAGCTCATCCAGAGTACGCCTAAGAAGAAGCCCACGATGATTGCTATTGTGGCAATACCTAAGAGGGTCTGCGAGAAGTGCAAAACTTTTTCCCCCACCTGCTGAGCCACCGTACAAAACATCTCTTTCACTTGAGGAAAGAAACTCTTCTTGAGGACCTTCGTTTGGCTGAAAAATAATTTCACGCCCATCCACCAGTTGCTCAACAACATCTGGCAACTCTTGCAGATCCGTTTTATCGATAACAGCAGTCGTGTCTTGATTGAGTGCTTTGTCGACTTTCGTGATTTTTTCTTCGAGTTTTCTGGCATAGCGTCTTTTACTTTCTGCTTGCTTTGTTACCTTTGCTGCTCGTTTCTTTGCTTCAGTAAGTCTACGTTGTGTTTGCTTACGAGCTTTGATTGCAGAGGAATAGTTATATCTTTGTTTGGGAGCGTTGGGGTCTTTCTTTGGTCGACCACGCCTTTTAATTTCCATCAATTACAACGTCTTTCTTTGGTGGAAGCAGCACAATGCCGTGTACAGCCTGCACATTTACGTTGGTTGTCTCTTGTTTGCCCAGTCCGACTCTGTTTAATAGCGATTCTGCAGCCCTGAAGCGTAGATCGTCTCCTCTTTCAGGCACTGGGTTGTCTATTGTTGTTACAAGGCGTGTTGCAGCCTTAAATGCGTTCATAGATAGCACGTTTTGTGTGCGTCTTATGATCTCATCTGCTAAACTATTGCGTAGCCACGTCACTGATCCCTTTGCATATCCTGCTTTGAGTGCTGCATCAGTTACATTGCCACCATTTTCAAAGAGTACTTCTAGAAATTGCTCCTGTTGAGGACTTATTTCACGTTCTTTGCTTCTCTGTTTGGGGAGTAAATTTGTCACAACGGTATGCTCTTGCTTCCATGTCAGGTTTATACAAGGGTAAATCCCTTTGAATCTCATATACTCGTGTTAAACACTGATCGTGGGTCATGTATGGCCCTCTTATGTCTTGTAATTGATTACAAAATTCGTCTGCCATTGGTTTTCCTACCAAACAGACTAGTACAAATGCTTCATACATGGAATTTTCCTGTTAAATTAGACAAAAAATCAAAGAAATAAAGCCAAATACACTAATTCTTCAGATAATACTTGGTTGCATGTGCTTTAGTTGACCTTTTGTTACTTTAATAATAGTAACTTAGGCTATTTACGTCAAGAAAATAATTATTTTGTTGACAGAATAGGAATTGGTCAGTACAATCGGAGTAGAACCTCCGGGGAAATACACCATATCCTACCACGCTATCCCAAAGGGTTGCCCCATAACTTGTACAAGTAACTATTTCACATAAAAATATGGCGACATTGCATGCAATATGCGTATGCCCCCGGGTGTCCCATGCGTGTGTACACGCATATTAATATTTCTGCCACTTTTAGAAAGCAGTTTTTCTCATCATTGATAGAACCAAAGGCAAACAAGCCACCCAACCAACCAACCCAAGCCAACACCAAAGACTAATACCCACGCACATACGCCCACGTAAACCAATTTGTCATTTAGTTTATTGTACAACTTATAATAAAAGGTATTCATCAAGGGTAATATTGCGAGTAATACACTAGACGACAAATAAAGCTATTACATAACAATAACAATCATTTAAATATATATTGAAGCTAACAAAGAAAAAACGCCCTAGAAACTAATCTAAGGCGTTTTCATGGAGGTATTTAAAAAGTATTAATTCAAATCACAAAGAATGTAAATACCTTTGTTAATTTTATCTCTTGTAGTTTTAGTATCCTCTTGAAGAAAAAACTTCCTATATCTTGAAGTAGTATTGCTATAATCCCATGAATTCGCATCTAAATATATTTCATTATTTCTTGGATCTTTAATACAAATAATAGTTTCATACGATTGAAACACTTCCAAGCCGTTTTGCATAGTAATTTTAAATTGATTTGCTACTGGCTTATGTGATCTATTTGAAAGCATATTCTCAACCTTTGCAATTTGTTTTAGTTTCTTTTCTCTGCTTGGCATGTTTTCATATACTAATGGCATTTTATCTTCCTTTCCAATTAAGTTTAATAGTTAAATAAATATTAAAAGTTAATACAAATTGTACAACCATAAATATAATTATATCACGATATCCAAAGAACTCGTTTAAATCTATGATCATAGTTCTTAATAAAACAATACAAATAGCTATTGAAGCTATTACTGAAATTGGAATTAATTTATTAAAATCATTACGCATTTTTTATTCCTTTCTTAAATGATTATATAGTTACCTTTTAGGCGTACTTTTTTATTAATACAATTAGAGCAAATAACAGTTTCATAATCTTGTTTTTTACCCTCAGGAGTTTTTAAACCGTAATACTCAGATTGCATAACATAATTAAAAAACTCTTTTTTATTACATTCTTTACATTCAAAATAATACGCCATTAGTTCATATCCTCTTTAAATAAATCTAATTGACCATGCAAACCTAGAATGTAATGTTCGCTTTTTTCTTCCTCGAATTGCACACCTATATTTTGATCAATTAAAACTCGATCTTTTGAAACTGGTTCATCAACCTTTTCAATTTGATCATTAACATTTGGTAATATTTTAATCATTTGATCTTTATGGCATAGTATTTGATGCTTAAACTCTTCAAACCCAGTCAATGATTTCTTACCAATAATTTCAATCATCGAACAGTTATCCATAACTTTAAATTGAATTGTAATAGTTGCACCTTGTACATTTTTCATTTTACGAGTTTGAAAATCGTATTCGTGCTTTAATAAATATGTTTTTGTTTCCATTGTTGGATATCCTTTCTAAACATAAAAAAGGCTAGATTAATTTCTAACCTAGCCTAATTATAATTTTATTTTTTTATTTAATGCAAGTTATTTTTTTGCACAGTATAAAAGCTTTTTATTATTATAGTTTTTATAAATTAATTGTTCTCTTAATAACTCAGTTAAACAATCATGAACCAATAACTTTTTGATACCTGAACGCCTTGCTATAGTGTTATAACGTAGACCATTTGTAGATCTTGTAATAACAAATAGCACAAGCTCTTTGTAATATGTCTTGCCATGTATCACTTTATAGTTTTGCCATGCCTGATCTAGTGTCTTGGATAGATCAAATAAACGTTGGCGTGATCTACTGAAGCCATGTTTTAAAAGTGCATTACTTGACACTTCTTTTAATGCGTCAATAGTGTTCTCAATTTCTGCTAATGTTTTCATGTTTTCTCCTATAT